GATAAATGTCGCCATTGTTTGAATGATCAAATGTAGTTGATAAGTTGTCAAGGAATTTTCCTCTTGTTGCTTTTCTAAAAAGTCAAGCGTTGCGATGAAGTCTTTCATGTTGTTTTGTTTTATAAATTATTTTTCAAATCTACGGCGTTATTTTATAACTGCAAAACTTTATCAACATTTTTTTTAATTAATTAACAAATTTAGAATGATTCTAAATAAGGAACGAGTGTAAAAAATGGACATATTTTGTCCTCGTGTATAGATAATTCAATAATTTGAACATGACAAATAAGGCTATTGCCTTAAAATTGCGTTTAAAAATAAGGATATTGCCTGAATAAGGCTAAATAAAAATAACAAAAAAGCTTTATTATGGAAAATTTACTTTACATTATCGGATTGATTCCGATTATCGTGGAAAAAAATGTCACATATATTAGCCAAAACGGACAAATGGCGGTTAATTGGCTAATATATTAATCAAAAGATGTGCGTCAATCGTGCCACCTGGCCGAATTCTTTGTGATGCAAAAATCCTTCGACCGCCTTAATTGATAAATAGCCTTTTTTGTGATGCCAAGAATCCGAACCGGACGGCGAACGCAATGATTCAACGGTGATTCCGATGTAATCCTTTGACGATTTGTGGTGAATGTGGTGCGTATAAACGTATCGATGCTTTGATTGCGACCATTCAAGCGGAAATTCAGCAGCCATTAGCAACGGCAAGTCTTGTTGTTTCGCGCCGTCGCCGTGTGTCGTTCCGATCAAGTTCTTTCCATACAAAAAACCTTTGCGATGCGCAATCGAACAATCGAAAGTAATGTTCTTTGAATCTTTGAACCAGGTTTGAATGACATCGGCCAAGAAGAACCCGGACATGTAATCATGATTTGACGGATTAAAAGTGAAATGAACGTCCGCAATCGGTAAAAGCATTTCAAGAATTTCAACATAAAGTTTTTTCGCGGTTAAAAAATTCGAATACCAATTGCCGTCCGTGTCTTGTGGTGTTCCGCCGGTTGTGGTTCGGTTCGGCGTGTCAATATGAAGAATGTCATTGCCACCAATGAAAAGGATCTTGTCGATGTTGAATCCTTTGGCCTTGTTGATTATTCCTTGAACGCCTTCACGAACTCGTTTGACGGCCACCTGGCAATTGTAATCTTCGCCGGTCTCGAAAGCTTCGCAAAGTTTACCGATGTGAATGTCGGCCGGATCAACAACCAAAAGATGACCTTCAATGACTTCGTCGCGAACAATTGGAATGTATTTCGGAATGTAGTTCGAAATCGAATGAATAATTTCTTGTTTCATCGCTTCGAATCCTTGTTGATCTTCGGTCTTGAAATTTGGATTCTTAAAAAATAGCGATGCCGTTTTATTTTTAATCCAACCATGTTTGACATCCTTGTCATCGATGTCCATTTCGTTGGCCGTTCTTTTAATCGCGCGATATTGACTTAAAATTTCGGCTTCGTCTGGCTTTAATCGCGGTCTAAATTTGCTAATCAAATTATTCTTCTTAATTTATCAATGATTCGCAAAATGAAAAACGTTCCGAACCCGGCCAAGAAACCCCAAAAAAATAAACTCCAATTTGTTTTGCGTTTTTCTTGTTGAACTTCTTTTCTTTTTTCTTTTGAATCTTTATAAATGTATTTATATTTCAAAACGTCTTGTTTTACCAATTGCGTTTTGTAGCGATATTCAATTCTTGTTTGCCATTTCGTTTTGGGAATTATAACATTCTTGAAAAACACAACCGAATCGCGGAATCGAATAATTTTTTCGTATCGAATCGTATCATTTATATAGTAAGCAACCGAATCAATCGTCGCAATTCGTATCGTGTCGCTATCTTGAACAAGCTTCAAGCCGTGTTTTAACGCCTTTTTATAATGATATTGCGCCAATCGTTCGGACGAACAACCAAACATCGTTAAAAGGCTTAAAAATGCGATTAACTTTTTCACAATTCAATTAATGTGTAAGTGAATTTATTGCCGAACGCGTCCTTTGCTTTATTAATTATCTTCATAAATTCCACAAAATTTGCGTTGTATCTGAAAACTTGACATCCTTCGGAAAAGTAATCGACATTCGACGGATCTTTGTAGATGGATGACCGGTGAATGTTGATGCCGAACATTCCGGAATCAATTACTTTTTCGTCGTAGATTTTATCTTTGTTATTGTCGCGATAAACTGAAACGTTTCCCAACCGTTGACAAAGCGCTTGATATTTTCCGTTGTGCATGCTAACCGCATAAACTCCGCGATATTGTCCGGGAACTAATCTGGCAACACCTTTCGAACTTCTTAAAATTTCCGTTGGTTTTTTACCAGGATCGGTTGTGATTGTCCATTCGTGAAATTGCCAAATGCCGTTAACTTTATAAGACAAGGTCAAAGCATCGTCGAACTCGTTTGTCACCTTTTTTCCGCTTTTTAAATTGCGAACGCCGACAATGTTGACGTCGTAATCTTTTGCACTGTTGAACCAAACGAATCCTTTGCTTTTAACCGCTTGTTCAATTTGTTCCCGTGTGTAACTCATAATTAGATTTTAGAATAAATCATTGCTTTTATTTTTTCCCTTTGTAGAAAATTCAAATAATTAAAAAATTTCTTTATCATTTTATTTCGTTTAGATCTTGTTTAATTTCTTTCGCTCTTAAAAATAGATTGCGAAGCGAATCCCAAATTGAAATTTTGCGGATTGAAATGTAATTTTCATTGATGGACATTACTTCGATGCTTACCAATGTCAAGGCCAAAATTTTTGTCAACATTAATTTAACGGAAAAGAACGTTAAAATAATATCATTTAAGATCCAATAATCAATTAAGTAGAATCCAATCACCGCCAGTTCATATAAAAACAATTTTGAAATAATAGCGGAAAGCTTTCGCGATGTGATTGGAATGTTTAATTTTTTTGATTTCCAAATTCCCGTTAACGTGTCAACAAAGATGGCGAATCCAATTAAAAATAAAATTCCCGATATTGGTAAAAAAAACGCGCCGATAATTCCAAGTAATTTTGGCGATGCCAGGCGAATATTTGCAAGTAAAAGCATTAATTGTAATTTCATTTATTCGCAAATTGATCAACAAGTTGATGTGTTAAAAATAATCCAAGCGCGACGCCACCAAATTTTAAAAATAAAGAATCTTCAAACGCCATTGCAACCGCAGTTAAATAAGCAAAGGAAAAAAACAAGAATGCTAAGGATCTTAAATGCTTATTCATAATGTATTATGCTTAATTGTTCTCAAAATCGTAATTGTCGTATGGTATTTGACACCAATTTTCTTCGTCGTAAATGTTGACCGCCATGTTCATCGTCCATCCGGCCGTGACATCGTGCGAACGGTTGATAAATGGCGTCGTCGCGATTGTTCCTTCGACGTCAAGGAATTCTTCAAATCGCCATTGCTTGAATGTCGTGTGAATGTCCTTGCAAATGGATAAGCAATCGGAATGAATTTCGTCAATTTGTCTATATTCTTGGATGTTATATTTATCAGCTATTGAAATAATGCAATTAACCCCGACAAAATTGTCACCCATTGTTCCAGGTTGCAAAGTGATAATCATTATCGGATATTGGACGGCATCGCGTGAAACGGCGTCAAGATAATCGCCAAAAAAGAAATCATTAATTTGACGGTGTTGCGTCGCAATGATTTCGAATTCTCGTTTTAGTTGATTCAGCGTTCTTTCCATGTTGTTTTAAAAATTTTTTTAGTTGTTCAATTTGTTTTTTAGACGCTTTGAATTTCATATAATAAAATTAATTGGTGTATAGCCTGAACGATCTTTTCGCATGTCTTCGGAACAATGTCCGGGACTTGAATTCGTTTCAATATATTCCGGGTATTTCGTGCCATTATCAGCCATTAAATGAACGATTAATCTTTCCTTATAGAAATACGCGTCTTTTCTTAATTGATCGCGCAAAGCGCTTGTTTCGGCGTCTGAATTCGGTTGAATGTTTTCATCTTGGATTCGACCAACCGATTTGTTTGTCAATTTTTCATTTAATAGTAACGCGCAGCGATAGTCCACGAACGCAACCAAACAAGGAACGACAAAGTCATTCATTAAATCTAAATAATTTTGCGTCCAAGTATTATTTTGAACTCGCAAAAGTAAGGCCTTGAACAAAGGTGTCGACAATGCTGGTTGCAATTGGATGTCTTGACTTCGTTTGATTGCCACCGCGAGAATTTTCGTGTCGGTGTTCGAATGGATCAATCCAAGTTTTTTTAAATTTTCAACTGAAAGTAAGTAATTCATAATTTTTCTTCAATTATTGGTTCAATTATTGGTTCAAAAACAATATTATTTTTTTGTCCTGGTAATGGTATTGAATGTTCGTTTGTCAAAAGTATTTCAATCGGAATATC